CGTGCTCGAGCAAGTGGGCCACACCGAGGTGTTCGATGACTGCGTGGACGACGATGCGCGTCGTGATTTCGTCGAGTCGCTCGTGTGGGAAATCAATCGCACGTCAACATAATCCGACCTCCCGGCGCTGCGGCAAACGCAAGCGCTCCGTGCTCACCCTGCTAAGCTGGCCTTCGTGCTGGCTTTTTTCACGTCTGGAGTTTCCCGATGAAAACCTTCACACCGTCCGAGCTACTCGCGCAAATGAGCGCCTTCGAAGCGGCGTGTCTTGAAACGCTTGACCACCGGCCTCTCCGCAGCGAGTCGCCGTTCTCGGATATGGAGAACGCGTACGCCGTCAGGTTCGATTCCCTGCGGTTTGCTGGGTGGTTGATGCGTGCTGGCACTCCGGTGCCCACACGGCCCCCGGGCGAGCCTCAGAACGGCGTGGATTTGCTGAACCATTGCCGCAATTTCGAGCGCTATTTGGTCGCGGAAAAATTGCACTTGGATTCGGTCACGAGCATGCTCACCGGTCTGCCGGTCAGTCAGTCGTCGCACCGACTTGAGATGCTGCGCGACTCCATCCACACGGCAGAGGAGGGCATGAAGCTATGACGCCAGAACGTCGTGAGGCCGTGCTCGAGCGAACCCGTGTGATCCAGATTCACGTCGACCGCAACGCGGAGGCGATCAACGGGCGGATGGAGCCGCGCATGCTGGAGCGGGTGAACGGGCGAATGAATGCGGTGCTCGCCAGTCGGGAGTCGCCGCGGGACAAGGTTGCGGCCGTGTGGGAAATTGCCGACGAGCTGTTCGGCGCGGTGGTCGGTGACAACGTCGCATGTCGTCGCGGCTGCACGCACTGCTGCCACATCGCGGTTGGGGTGGTCGGGGTGGAGGCGGACCTCATTGGGCAGCGCATCGGGCGGGCGCCGGTTCCCGTGCCTGGCCGCACGGATTTCGAAAACTTCGACTATGGCTATCACAACCCGTGCACGTTCCTGAAGGAGGGCGAGTGCAGCATCTATGAGCACCGGCCGCTCGCGTGCCGGGTTTATTACAGCCTCGATATCGACGACCTGATGTGTGTGCTCACTCCGCCTGAAAGCGCGCAGGTGCCGAGCTTGAACACATTCACGATACAGGAGGCGTTGCTGCTCGCCTCGGGCGGTCCGGGGCCGAATAACCAGCTTGCCGATATCCGCGAGTTTTTCCCGAAGGTGCCCGATGGACGATGAACTGGTTATGTGGACGGTCTACGATCACCCGCCGGACTTCCCCGGCCATTTCGTCGCGCGTAAGTTTGTGATGAGGGTAGGAGTGCCTTTCGCCACGATGGACGCGCTGTTCGCGCTTGATCTGCCGTCGCTGCGTGCGAAGTTGCCGCCCGGGCTGTACTGCCTTGACCGGCAGCAGTTCGACTTGGCGTTTATCGTGGAGACGTGGATGTAACCGCTTGCGTTCGGGCTGGCTTCACGGTGATATGTCGTGACGTTAGGCTCGATGAAATAGCCTCGAGTGTCCCTTTCTCCGTCCGGCGCCATACCATGACCCATCCAGCGTTATTCCTGAAAGCCCACGTTAACTCGTTCGTCCGCAAGGATGGCGCTGTGGTTGCCGCCCACGAGACGAAGGTGCAAGCCGCCTCGGGTGGGCCTGCCGAGGGCGAGATCGGAAGTCATGAGCACAAACAGTACGGCCACTACTTCCGTCCCGGTGACAAGGCGAAGGACCGGGAGGGCAACACGCACACGGTGGTCGAACACCGCGGCCCTCAAGTCCGTACGCTGGGCGGTGGCCACTTCCATCCCACCAAGCTAACGCCGCACGTCGATGCGCCCGCGTCGGCCGCTGCGCCTGCGGCTACGCCGAAGAAACCCGCCCCGAAGCCTGCGCCCGCGCTCGACCCGCATCCGAACGTGATCGGCAAAGCGAGCAGCGTCACGCCCAGCGGCATGAGCATGAAATTTGGGGACAAAACGTACGAGCGCACCGGCAAGGACGGCAAGTCCATACATGACGGCACGCGGGTGGAGGAGTACGAGCATGAGGACTCCGGCCATCGCGTGTGGAAGGATGCCACGCACCGGGTGCACGCCGATTCTGCGGAAGAAGCTAAGAAGGCGCGCAGCGGAAAATGAGTTTTTACAGTTCGTGACATGCGTCGGATCTCGATGCAAACATGGTTTTCCTAAACGAAACGGAGAACGTCATGAACGATGTAGAAATGAAGGCGTGGTCTGCGGTTGCCGACGGCACGCCAGCCGATGAGAACGCGCGGTTTAATGCCCTCGACTTAATGGTCGCGGCGGGTGTGTCGTTTGACTCTGCGGTCGCCATGCTGCGCCGCTGGGCTACGCAGGGTGGGCACCGTATCGTTGCCGTGTCAGACGGTTTGTGGCGATGGGACTTCGGTCCTAACGGAGACGGCTACGACAATCCAGCAACACTCTAATTAGACCCTCCTACGCCAGCCTCGCGCTGGCGTTTTGCATTGGTGGTCGTGATATCAAACTGAGCGTTGCCCTTCCTTCTTCGCTCGGAGTCAGCATCATGGTCGCAAAAATTCAAACGGTCGTTACGGACTCCGCTGGCTTCAACTCGTTCGATCCCGAATCGCTCCCGCAAGCATTCACGTATGACGTCAATGGCAACCTGACGACGGTTACGGTCTTCGCCGGCGGCGACTCGTGGGTGAAGACTTCCGTGTGGGGTCAGGTGGCGGGCGTGTGGCAGCGCCAAAGTGTCAGCGGGTGGGTGCCTGCGACGTGAGCGTGTCGTGACGCGATAGTGGTTTCGGTGAGCGTTATCAACGAGATCAGAGAGCGTGACGGACGTGCAGACAGAAGTCGAAATAGATTTTCCCGAACTGTTCGACGAACAGGAGCGGATCCTCGCGAGCGATGCCCGGTTCAATGTGGTCCACGGCGGGCACGAGTCCGGCATGAGCACGATGGCAGTGGAGACGCTGCTGCTTTCCCGCTACGGCGCGCTGAACGGCTACCCGGTGGGGCTGTTCCTGCCAGACGCGAATGCGATGCTCACAGCCAAGCGCCGCGTGTTCGCGCTGATCCAGCCGCTTCTGACCGGGCGCCTTGACCGCTCGCGTGTTGACCTGATCAACGGCGGCTCGATCTACTTCTTTGCGCTTGACTCGGCCACGGTGGAGCTGTGGGACCAGCTGGCGCTGGTGGTGGTCGACGACGCCGCGCGAGTGCCGCGCATTCACGATATCTGGCACGACGTGCTCGAGCCGATGCTGTCGCAGTACCGCGGTCACGCCTGGCTGTTCTCGAAGCCGCTGGGTGTGCGCAACGGCTTTTACAAGCTGGCGCAGATGGCCGGGTCCGATCCGCGCTGGGGGACGTTCAACATACGCGCTTCGGCGAACCCCTACATTGATCAGGCGCTGGTGGAGCGCGACCGGCAGGCGATGCTGGACGACGTGTTCAGTCAGGAGCGCGACGGCGACTTTGTCTCGCGGCCTATCGAGCTCTCCGCTGGGCAGACGGTTATCGGCCGGGATGAAACTTTCAGGCAGTGGTGCGAGCGCCTGGCGGCAGACGGGCTGAAGGTCGACGGGCATCCGTTCCGGCTCGATAACCGTCGCGCCATGTGGTTCATCTTCGATCTGATTCCGACGACGATCGAGGACGCCTTCGAGCGCACGGTGGTGATGATGAAGTCCGCGCAGGTGGGCTTCACGGTGGCCGAGCTTCTGGCTCAGATCTACATGGCGCTGAAGTTCATGCCGGCAGCGGTCGGCATGTATCTGCCGGACCAGAACCTTGCCCGTATCAAGTCCTCCAAGCGGTTCCTGCCGCTCTTGCGCACGATCCCCTCTGCCTACCGCCTGATGGTCGATCCGGAGGCTACCAGTGGGCAGGCAGGCGAGGGAAACGTGATGATCCGAAACATGGGGTCGTCGTCGTTCTACTTCCTGTGGACGTCGGGCAAGGGCGCGACCGAGTCGGTGCCGCTCGACTTGCTGGCGCTCGACGAGGTTCAGGAGATGCAGGTGGGCGATATGGAGAAGGTGCAGGAGCGCCTGTCCGCGTCGCGCATCAAATTCACGCTGGCCGGGTCGACGGCGAACTGGCCGGACAAGGATATTCACCACCTCTACAAACAAGGGACGATGCACCAGTTCTGGACGCTATGTCCGTCCTGTGGTGAGTCGCATGTCCTGGATGAATACTTTCCTCAGTGCATCAAGTACGACGGCGAAAAGCGCGACTACCGGTACGTGTGCCGCTCGTGCGACGGGTGGATCGACGACACGCAGGTGGGGGAGTGGCGCGAGCAGGCGGGTACCTATGACCCTGCGCGCAAGCGCTGGCTCACGGATGAAGGCGAGGTGATGCCGGAGTCGCTGCACTTTCCTCAGTTCCTGTCGACCACAATCACCGCGCGCAACATCATCGGGGCGTACCGGAACGCCGTCGATATGAAGAATTTCTATAACCGCAAGCTCGGCAAGCCGTACGTGGATCCGCGCCAGACGCCGATCACGCTCGCAGCGCTCCTCGAGTGCGCGCGCTTGGGAATGGTAGCCGGGTTGGTGTGGAAGAAGGCCGCTAAACGGACGTTCCTCGGCATCGACAACATGGGCGGCTTCAGTTGCGCGGTGCTCCTCGAGCGCATGCTCGATGGTCGCATGGCGCTGATCCACGCCGAACAGATTCACGGCCTGGACCCGTGGTCGCGGCTCGACGAGATCATGGTCGAATATGGCGTGAGCGTCGCGGTGTGCGAGCAGCTGCCGAACTACGATAGCGCCAAGCAGTTCGCCGCCCGCCACCCGGGCAAGGTGTTTCTCGTGTCCGCGTACATGAACATCGACGACGACATGATGCGCTGGGGTGATGCGGTGCTGTCGAAAAATGACCGGCGCACCGCGGAGGAGTTTCGGGACCGCTACACAGTAAATTTGGATCAATACAAGATGATGTCGTGGGCGTTCGGCCGGATCCAGAAGCAGATGATCCTGTTCCCGGATCCGCAGGTGTTGATGCAGCAGATTATTGAGAAAGGTGTGCCGAAGGAAGTCGCGTTGCTGAAGGACGTTCTGTTCGAACACTTTCAGAAAACGGCGCTGGTCACGATCGCGGACGACGACGAGCACAAAATGAAGCGCAAGGTGGTGAAGATCGGCATTGATCCTCACTTCAGTTACTCGTTCATGATGGCGTGCGCGGCCTGGTGTCGCGCGTACGGCACCAGTTCGTTCATCCTGCCCGATGAGCCTGATCAGGAGGGCGTGGTGGCGCTGCCTGGCGGGGCGGTGAAGAACCAATCGCTGAACCGTCTCCTGAACGAGACGTCCAACTTTGGCATTGATAAATGCGGGGGCTGCGCAAACTTCGACCCGGCCCGGGGCTTCTGTAACGAGCGTGAAGTGCTGGTCCGGCCGCAAGACGCGGCGTGCTTTCTGTTCGAGGCGAAGTAGGGATTATTCGTCGCCGCTGGTCCATGCCGAGCCGGTGACGTCCGCGCGTTTGTCGTCGGGGCTGTATCTGACGGCCACCCATGCCAGAGGCGAGCTGCCGTCCTCGTATGCCTGGCTGTCGAGCCACGTTATAAATCCCGCGCGGTTCTGGTCGCCTGCATCGCTCTCCGCCCACCCCTCATTACTCCCGTCCGGGCATACCAGAAAGGTGGAACAGTGATTGATCGCGGCTCTGCTCGGGCCGATCACAGTCAGGCCCATCCCCTGCGCGATGGAAGCTGCTTTCCCTACCAAGCCGGGTAAAAGGCCCGTCACCACTATCGCGTCGTGCCTCATCGTTCCCATTGCTGCTCCACTTGTTCGTAGTCGCGTCGTCCAGTTGGCCGGATCAAAAATTGGATTGTCGGGACCGTTATCGCTCCAAAGTTGTCGCCCGCACGAGTCGCACGAATATAGGTCGTCAGAAACGACCCGCTCTCCGTTGATGTGCTCCACCGGCCCCGGGACGATAGGGTCGTCCGCACCCGGTATGCACGTCCGATGAAACGCGGGCTTGCCGCAGACCGGGTCGATGTAGGTCAGAGGGTGCGTAGCGACGCTCATGCCTCGTTGCGTTCAATGTTCCAGACGTAGGTCGGAAATTCTACCCAATGGGTAACGCTGGCAAACGGGATCAGGTTGCCCACATCGGAGTCCGCTTCCCATAACGTTGCCGCACATTCGGCGAGTCGCTGCGCGTCGGTGAGCGTCGCTCCGCCGCTGCCATGCGCCGCCCGGTCCGCGATCGCCTCGGGGGTGTACAACTCGGGGTTTTCCTCGCGGCGGAGCGGCCAGCCCGAGACGATGCAGCCGTCGAAAAGGAATGCGAGCCGTCCGATTAGCGCATCGTCATTCGGCGGCAGGCCGTCGACGGCGATCTCGTGAACCTTGATCGTCAGTTCTTTCATGCGCGCTCCACGTGGTCGTTCCAGTAGGCGAGCGGGTCGGCAAAGTTGGGGAAGTGCTCGGTCAACCACCTGTCGGCTTCTTGTTCAGAAGCATCCATAGCCGTGTAGTCTTTCGCCGATGGGCTTCCGCACTCCAACAGCACGGTGGTGGTTTTGTGGTCGACCACCGTGACGCGCGTGAGGGGGTCGCCGTAGTCGTTATGGATGGCGTATCGCGGCGTGATGCGCAGACTTGCGCTGCGATCGTAAAACGCTGCTTTGTAGAAGATGCCTGCACGGCAGGTGCCGGTCGCATCGAGCAGGTCGGAATGCATGTTGTGGGACGTTGGCCGCATCGCCCAGCCTGCAGGAAAGGCCACCTTCACGAAGATATCGTCCTGATCGGCACCGACCGCGATGCCCCACGCTTGCTCGAGCATGGCGTACGTGATCGCGTGATTGAGGATGCGTTTTGGCAGGGTGTTGAACGCGGCCACCATCTGCGCCTGCCCTTGTGCTTCCTGTTGCTCGATGCCCCCCGGCGTGGCCGCAGCCAGAAAGTTCTCGAGGTCGCCTCCCAGCGCAGCGGCAAGTGCTGCAGCGTTTATTGGTGGCATGTGGGTGTCGCTCCTTTGGAGGGTTACAGCCGTCCGTCGTATTCGTCACCGGCGCACGCCGCGCAGATATCGCGGCCCGGAAGCTTCTCGCAACACCCGCACGTCGTGCACATCTCGTCCTGCTCCTCGGACGGCTTGCTGTCGTCGTCAAGCGGGACAAACTCCACGCGTGCGTGCTTCTCCCGGGATCGCTTGCTCATGACGGCGCAGGGGCTATGCGGCCTTGCGTGCGGGTGGACGTTTGCGGCTCGACGCAGTGGGCGCCGTGGCTTTCTCAGCCAGCATGGCGGCTTCTGCAGCGGCGATGGCTTGTTGCACCTCGGGCGTATGTTCAATCGCCGCGACGATGATCACCGGGCCTTCCTCGGTGTTTGCGGTGCGGACCGCCTTGCCTTCAATCGTGATGCGTTTCGCTTTGAGCTCCGCCTGAACGAGAGACAGCAGCTTTGGGCTGACCAGTGCTTCGTGCTGGTTTAGAGCGTCGAGAATCTCGCCCACGGTGCGCGAGCGGCCGAGAATGTTTTTGGCCTCTTGCGTAGCGGTCAGATACCCGGCTGCGAACGCGGTCGTGACGCGTTTCATCGGCACCGTCTCGTGCGCGGGCGCGACCGCCTTCGTGATGTCCAGCTTCGCCGGGGTTTTGCGGGTGACGCGCGGATGCGGGATCGGTGCGTACTTCGTTGTTGCCTTGCTCACTTTCTGCTCCCTATGGTGCCTTGTGCTTGAGTCGCTGGTGCAGGGTGCATCCGGCTGTCTCGACCACTGAAAAACCGCCAATGCCGCAGCGGGGATTGATGCGTTCGCGCGTTGATTCGTACTGGTCCCAGCGCTTCGTGCCGGAGACGAGCTTGGTTTCGTATTCGACGTGGGCGCAGGTGCGGCACGTTCCGGTCTGCAATCGGTAGCCCTGCGTGGCGCGCGCCTCGGCGTTCTCGTCGAAGCGGTTATGGAGCTCGGTGCGTGCGGGAGGAGGCGTGGTGTGGGTCACGTTTTGCCTCTTGTGTCAGATATTTTTTGCCTGTGAGGATGAATAGTCCGCGAATGGGACGGCAAACACAAGGCTTTTTGTGCGTTTGGCGCATATTCTTTGCAATAGGAAAATTTCTAGGTGTCGTGACGCTAGGCTGGTCTGAACATATTGGGAGCGTTATGTCCGACAAAGCCACCACGGTCGCGTTTGACCCGGCCGCGCCAGAAGGCGAGCGGGTCGATGCGATGACGATCCTGCAGCGCGAGCACATGCCCACGGCATCGGACCTGCTTCCGCCTGAGCATGTGCGCCGCATCATCGAAGAGGCGGTGTTCCAGTTCGACGATGACGCGATGGCGAAAGCGATCCCGAACAACGTCGTGCCGTTTCCGTCGCTGACCGTGCGCGAAAAGAAACGCGGCATGCAGTCGGTGATCCTGGACTCGAACCAGATCAATATCCAAGGCGACTATTGGGACCGGCCGTCGGCACTGTCATTCGATTCGCTGCGCTACATGGTGAGTCAGACGCCGATCCTGAATGCGGTGATCATGACGCGCGTGCGGCAGGTCCAGCGCTTCTGCCGGATTGCTGAGAAGGGCAACGATGCGCCGGGGTTTGAGATTCGCCACGTCGACCGTGGGCACTCGCTCACGAAGTCGGAGCAGGAGTCGATCAGCCTGCTTAACCGCTTCGTGATGAACAACGGGTGGGAATTTAAGCCGCGCTTGCGCAAGTCTCTGAACCGCGATTCGTTTAGCCAGTTCATGGCGAAAAGCGTGCGCGACGCGCTCACGATGGACTCGGCGCCTATCGAAACCGAGTGGAAGCGTGATAAACGGCTCGGCATCGATGGCTTTTACGCGGTCGATGGCGCGACCATCCGGTTGTGCACCGAAAACGGCTACCACGGTAACGACAAGATATACGCGCTGCAGGTCGTGACGGGTCAGATCAGCACGGCGTACACGCACGACGATCTGGTCTACGAGCCGCGCAATCCGCGCACGGACGTCACCGCTGCTGGCTATGGCGTGTCGGAGACGGAGTTGTTGATCCGGGTCGTGACGGGCTACATCAATGCCATGTCCTACAACATTCGGGGCTTCGATTCGAACGCGATCCCGAAGGGCATGTTGCACCTGACCGGCAACTACGACGACAACGATATCAAGGCGTTCAAGCGGTATTGGAATGCGCTGGTGAAGGGCATCAACAACGCGTGGGCGTTGCCGGTGATGGTCAGCAAGGACCAAGAGTCGAAGGCGTCATTCGAGAAATTCGGCGTCGAATTCAACGAAATGTATTTCTCCAAGTGGATGACGTTCCTCACGTCGATCATCTGCGCGCTGTACGGCATGTCGCCGGCGGAAATCAATTTCGACTCGTTCTCGGGCGGCAACACGTCGCCGCTCGCGGGCGCCGACACGGGTGAGAAGCTGGCCGCGTCGAAGGACTCGGGCCTGCGTCCGCTGCTCGCGCAGTACGAAAACACGATGAGCGACTTCATCATCGGGGAGTATTCCGAGGATCTGGTGTTCCGCTGGACGGGTCTGGATCCGGAGGATGCGGCGCAGAAGCAGGAGATGCGCAAGATCGCTCTGACGTGGAACGAAATCCGGGCGGAGGAAGGGCACCAAAAGATAAAGGGGCCGCTCGGCGATGCGCCGGTCGCCAACGCCGCCGCGCTGCAGGCTTGGCTGGCCTACAACCCTGCACCGGTACCGGAAGGGCAGGAGGGGGGCGTCCCGGGTGCGCCTGGTGCGCCTGGTGCTGATCCGGACGCTGATCCTGCCGCGGCGGCTCGGCCGAAGCCAGCGCCAGCGTCGCCTGGCGATCCGGACGGCGAGTCGGCTGATCCGAACCAAGATTTCGGCGAAGCTCCGCCTGCCGACTTCGGTAAGGCGTTTGGTCTGTCGCCCGTGTATTCCCTTGAGGACTTGGCATGATCCCGATATTTATCAAGGCGCTTTCGAAAGCGAAGCCGCTCACGCCCACGGTCAAGGTCGCCAAAAAGCCCAAGGCCGCGGGGGAGAAGGCACCGGATCTCGGCAATTACGCCGGCCTGCTGTCGATGCTCGCCGATCACACGGTGACCGAGGATGGTTTTGGCCCTCACAACGTCGAGAAAGGCCACAAGGTGGCGTTCAAGGCCGGATCCTTTGTCGGTGCTGGCCGGGTGGCCGCGACGGGCAAGCACGGGCTGACAGTCGAAGATGACGACGCCCGCAACCATCAGGTGCACTGGCATGAGGTCACGGGCTGCGATGGCGGTAAGGCGGTCAAACCAGCAAAGCCGAAGAAAGCAGCAGGCGATGCAGCGTAATTCCGTCTTTCTCGATATTGGCGCGATGTCGTGCGACTGCACGGACGTCGTGCTCGAGTCGTTGTCGAAGGCGATCTCAGGTGAGGACGGTGTCTCGCCGGACATTTGGGCGCTCCACGAAAGCCCGTTCGTCCAGTCGCTGATCGAGTTGTTCTCCTCGCGCGGGCTGCTTCGCCTGGACAAAGTGAAGGACGAGCTGAACGCCTGGCTGGCCGGCAAGCGGTACGTGCCGAGCGGGGGCACGCACGCACGACCGGCGGGCAACACCTCGCGCCTGGACGTCAACGAGTTCGCGCTGGTCAAGATCTACCTGGAAAACGTACCGCCTGGCGCGATGACGATGGGCGATTGGGGTTTGCTGGTCGATTACCTCGTTAGCCGATATATGCCCTATGAGGCGCTGCAGACCGAGGCCGAATGGCTCACCGTGCGCTCCGTGTTCATGGGGAAGGTGCAGGCGGGCGTGGCCTCGCTCACGGTCGCGCAGGCGGACGGCGTGATGGCAGCGCTGCCCACTACGCTCGAGGCCGTGCGGACCAGTTTCAAGCCGTCGAGCGCCACGCAACACATCCTTGATTACGGCAATGCGCGGTGTGCCGACAACGTGACGGCGATCGGCGACATGACGCGGCACCGGCTTAAGCGCGTGATCATGGCGCATCAGGAGCAGGTGCTGCTCGGCGCGCACCCGCCGGAGCACGGGCTGCAGACCGAACTGATCGATGAATTCGGCGCGCTCAATCGTGACTGGCGCCGCATTGCCGTGACCGAGGTGGGCGAGAACGAGGGGAACGGCTTGATTGCCGCGCTGAAGGTCGGCACGCGGGTGCGGCGGGTCGAGCAGTACGACGGTGCCTGTCCTTTCTGCCGAAAAATCAACGGCACCGTGCTCACAGTGGTCGCGGCCGACAAGCCCACGAAAAACTGGGACACCGAGGTATGGGTCGGCAAGAACAACATCGGGCGCTCGGGCGCGAAGCGTAAGCGCGTCGACGACGAGCTGGTGGAGCGTCTCGATTCGGAGCAATGGAAAATACCGGCCGGAACAGTGCACCCGCATTGCAGAGGGTTCTTTGTGGTGCTAGAGGACGCTCGCCCGACCGACGATCCCGCGTTCGGGGCTTGGCTCGACGCTCACTTCGCGAAAAACAGGAAGACCTATGGACCGCCTAGCGTGGTGCAGCCATCCCTCCTTTCCTAACGGCCACGGCCACGTGACGCCCCGCCCGGACGGTGCAAAGGCGCGCTGCGGCGGGCCGGCCCTGTGCTCTGTCTGCCAGCGCGAGCGTGCTGCGCTGGCCGTCCACACCCCTGCCGTGTTCCTGAAACCGTGATCGGTCGTGATGCCAGCCTTGGCGTCATGCACAAGATCGAAGTCCATCAGCTTCACCTCGCGGCCTACATGAAAACGAACGGCGCGACCTTCATCGGTTGCGCTAATCGCATGTTTTCGTTCACTTCGGAGCGCTCGCTTGATGAGTGGCGCGTCGAGCACGCTAACTCGTGCTGCCGTCGCGTGGACATGCAATTGATCGAATTGCGCCGATACCTAAAAGAATCCGTTTGACTAAAAAGTCGTGACGCCATGCTTGCTTCATGACATTCGAAAGCAATGCTTCCTCCGATCAGGCGCTCTTGGACGCCTCGCCGAGCTTCATCAGCATCGGCGATCTGTTCAAGGCCACCCCCGTATCTGAGGGAGACGATCGCTTCATTTACCTCGAAGCATCGAACGAAACGCGCGACCTGCAGGGCGAAGTACTTCTCGCCAAGGCGCTCGAGGAATCAGCAGACCACTTTAAAAAGTTCGGGAACATCGACCTTGAGCACCTGACGATTCTCGGTCGGCCAAACCCACGGACTGGCTACAAAGGTTTGGAGGACTACGAGGACTACGAGATCGGGCGCCCGGTCGATGTGCGCCTCGACGGCCTCGCCACCTTCGTGAAGGCCCGCATAGCGTCCGGCACCGGTCCGTACGCCACTAAGGCGAATCGCTTCTGGTCATCTATCACCGAGCTCAACCCGCCGAAGCGCTGGTTTCCCTCCGTCGGTGGGGCCGTCCTCGCTAAGTCAGTTCAGATCGACGCCGACACCGGCGACCGCTACCCGGTGATCAACAAAGTGCGCTGGTCGAACATCGGTATGTCTTTAAACCCTGTGAATCAGGGACTCGCCAGTTGCTCCACGGTGCCGTTCGGAATCCTGGCGAAGTGCTGGGGCGATCACGGCATCGATATGCGTAAGTCGCTCGAGGCCGGGTACGGCTCCGACTCCGCAACGCTCTCGGGCGGCAGCGCACTTCGCATTCAGTCGCTTGATGGCGTCGTCATGACCTACGCAGAGTTTCGCCGAGAAATGTCGCATGCAATCGGCGATGGGTCGATGAAGCAACACACCAAAAAACAGGAAATGGTACGGGAGGCCGGCACGCGTTTCGGTCTTTCCAATGCCGCCGCTACGCAGTACGTGGAGCGGTTTTTGGACGACTTAAAACGCGGCACTAAGGAGCTTTCATGAATTTCGAAGAACTGACGCGCGCCATCGCGGAAACCACCGTTTTGGCTAAGTCGCTGTCGTCCGCTTCGGCGGGTGGTGTCGACACCTCGACCATTGCTGCTGCAGCTGCCGATGGTGCTGCCGCTGGTGGTGACGAAGGCCAGACCGGCGACGAAGACGACGAAGACGAAAACAAGGACGGCGTAGAAAACGGCGCCGGGGCGGGCAACGGTGACGTGGGCGATGGCACGGAGACGCCGCTGGGTAAGTCTTTCAAGCTTCAGCTTGAGGACGGCACCGAGATGGAAGCGTTCGACGGCACCGAAATGCTCAAGGCGCTCACGACCGAATTTGAGGCCGAAAAGGCGGGCCGCGTCACGGACAACGAGACGTATCTGAAGTCGTTCGGCGCAACCATCGAACTGGTCACAACGCTCACGCAGAGCTTGGTCGACGCGCGCACCGCTGCGGATGCATCGCGGCTCGATATCACTGCGTTGCAAGCCTCCAACGCGACGCTTGTGAAGTCGCTTAACGCGCTTGCCAACACCGGCCGGGGTCGCGCCAGCACGCTGACCGTGCTCGAGAAGCCGAACGGCCAGCCGGCCGCAGCGGAAGTAGTGCCCGACAAGCGCGAGATTCTCGCCAAGGCCATGACGGCGCTCTCGGCCAAACGAATCACGGGAACAGAAGCAACGAAGGTGGAGGCTGCTCTGAATGCGGGCCGTCCGCCCCAACAAGAGATTCTTGACCGCATCTTCGGTAATTAATCGCACCAACGGCATTTTCGGAGGTTTTACCCATTATGGCTTTTGAACCCGGCAATACTTCCGGCATGTCCACCGCTGGTGCGATGGGCTCGGACGACTTCGAGGCGCTGCAAAAGTCGCTCGAAGCAGGTTATGAAACAGACGTAGCTGGCATGCAGGGTGGCTCAGCAATCCGGATCCAGTCGCTGGATCTCGCGTTGCAAGCGACGGTGCAGGAAAACCGCCACTTCGCGCTGTTCAATGCTCTGCCGAAGCCCCGCGCGACGGCGGTGCTCGATGAATGGACAGAGCAGTCGAATATCGGTGGCTTCTTCGGCGGGACGTTCAACTCGCAGGACGGCGCTGCGATGGAGACGAACGGTCAATACACACGCATGGTCGGCATGGTGAAGTACATGTCGACGTACCGCAAAATCCCGATCGTTTTGGAACGCCAGAACAATCAGGTCGATGCGGTCGCGATTGAAACGACCAACGGCTCGAAGCAGCTGCTCACCGATATCGAGGTCACGCTGTTTGAAGGCGACGATACCGTGACGCCGCTCGCGTTCCCGGGCATTCGCCAGCAGATCGAGAGCCTCGGTTCAGACGATCACGTCATCGATCTGGCAGGCGGACCGCTTAACAGCATCGCCGAAATCGCCACGGCGGCTGAAGTGATTTTCGGCTTCGGCAACTTTGGTATGGCCACGGACATCTATCTGCCGCCCAGCGTGCAGACGGACTTGAACATGGACCTCGATCCGGCTTTCCGCGTGATCCAGAACGGTCAAGCCAGCCAAACGGTTCGCGGCACCGCTGTGACCGGCATTCAAACCACGTATGGCGAAATCAAAACTCGCAACGACGTGTTTATCCGTGACCAGAAGCTCAAAATCCCGTTTGAATTGCGCGGTCCGATGAACCTGACGGTGGCTGTTGCCAACAACACGTTCAAGCCCGCCAGCATCGCAGTGACCCCGGTCGCTGTTGATGTCAACTCGGCGTTCCAGCCGAATCAAGGCGGCAACTACTTTTGGGGCGTCACCGGCATCACGCAAAACGGCGAGTCCCAGATCGTGTTGTCGGCGCAGGGTGCGATTGTTGCGGGTGGCGCTGCGAGCCTGCTGATCACCGCCTCGGCTTCGCGTGCTGAAACGGGCTACGTGATTTATCGCGGGCGTCTGAACGGTACCAATCAGCTCACGGACATTCGCGAAATGGTGCGTATCCCGGCGAGCGGCGGGGCCACCACGACGTACCTGGACGAAAACGGCGACATTCCGGGTTCGACTTGCTCGTTCGTGCTGAACCTGTCGGAGTCGGATCACGCGATTGCCTGGAGACAATATTTACCCATGATGAAAATCCCGATGGCGGCGGTCAATAGCCCCATCATTCCGTGGCTGCAAATGATCTGCGGTTACCTGCGGATCTCGAAGCGCAACCAGCACGTTGTCATCAAAAACATCGTGACCACGAATCAGGTGTGGCGCCCGTTCGGTTGAGGTTATCCGTAGCTCGCGTGGAGCTCGTTGAGTGAAACAAGAGGCTCCGTTAAGGGGCTTCTTTTTTAGGGGTAGAGAAGTGAAGATTCTATGCAAGTTGCCTAACGCAGACGGCCTGATCAATGGCGTGCGGTTTCTCCCGCACAAGCTGGGCGTGATCTCCGAGGATATCAGCGAGGAGGTTGCGGCCGAATTCCTGAAGATCGACGGCTATATCAAGTCGGTCTTGACGAAAGCGGAGTTGCAGGACGCGGCTACAGCGGCTACAGCGGCTGCGGCTGCTGCCGTCGCTGCCGCCGCTGATGCGACGTCGGACCAGGCGGTGCCTGTCGTCGCGGATGCCGCAACGAAGTAGTGCAGTACCGGTCTTAGAAAAGTCCGCAGCCGGGTGCCTGGTGTGCGGACTTTTTTGCGTCGTGACCGCAGACTGGATTCATCGATCCATCCACCGGTTAATGCCTTATGTCTACTCCGCCAGTTGTGCCCGTCGTGCCGCCGACCACGTCTGCGTTGTTCCCGGATCAGGCTGCTGCGGTCGCAGACCTTCGCGCATATCTGGTGATGGGCGCGGGCCAGTACATCAACATCGGCGCGGTGTCGGACACGATGCTGTGGGACAAGCTGCTCGCGGCCGAGGCCGATGCGGAGCGCAACCTGCGCGTGTTTTTCAACGCCGTCGAGGTGATCCCGGACAACGCACCGCAGTCTGAAATCGATGCGTTCGAGGAGTCGAACACGCGCTACGCGCTCAGTTCCAATTTCGATTACGACCCGAGGCTGTTTCAGGGCGATGCCTGGGGTTTCATGCGCTTGCCCTTCGTGCCCATTCAGGCGATTCACTCGATCATCATCGCTATCCCGTCGCCGTTTCTGTCGAGCTATACGGTGCCATCAGATTGGATCCGTCTCGACAGGAAGTATGGCGACGTCCGGATCCTGCCCACGTCGACTGCCGCGGTGACTCCGGTGGGCGCGTACGCGCTGATGACGATGGGCGGAGGCGCGGTGTATCCGCAGGCGGTGCAGGTGCGCTACCTGTGCGGGATCATCAACGTCAACGGGACGGTGGCGACCAGCATCGCGCAGCACTGGAATGATTTGCTCGACGTGGTTAAGCGCATGGCGATTTTGAAAATCATGCAGGTCGCGTTCCTGCCCGGCTCGGCTTCGATCTCGGCCGACGGCTTGTCGCAGTCAAACAGCTTCGATTACGACAAGTGGCAGGGTGCGATCGACAACACCCTGTATGGGCCGAAGGGCACGAACGGCGGCATCTACACGTCGATTCACGGCATTGTCGGATTGGTGGCCTGATATGCAACTCAGCCCGCAAGCCTTCAATAACTTCCTCGGCTCGAGCGGCGTGATCGGCCAGCAGTACTCGTGGTTCGCCTCTAACGCATGCCCGTGCGTGAACGCGCACTCGGGCGCCGCTAAGCCGTCGTGCCCGTTGTGCTTTGGCAAGGGTCGCCAGTTCGGACCGGGTGTGCCTGGCGTCGCGGGAATGTCCGGCTCCAAGACGCAGCGCGAGTGGGCGCAATACGGCACCTATGAGACGGGCGATATCGTGATGACGATCCCCGAGAACACGCCGCTGTACGAGATGGGGCAATACGACCGCGTGACCGCGCTCAATGCGACAAACCACTTCTCGCTGGTGCTCACCAGTGGAGACGTTGGCAAGGAGCGGCTCTTTTTCGCGACACAGGCCGTCACACTGGTTTTCTGGCTCACGCCTGATGGCACGGCGGTGGTGAATGGCGGCATCCCCGTGGTGGGCGCGGACGGGCGCTTCACGTGGCCCAACGGAGGCCAGCCTCCGGCGGGCGTGAGCTACACGATCAGCGGCACGAAGTTTCTCGACTACTTCTGCTTCGGTAACTTCCCGTCGAACCGAAACATGAATCAGGGTTCGCGCCTGCCACGCAAGGTGGTGCTGCGCGACTTCGATCTGTTCAACCGTTAAGAGAAACTTAACTGTTCGATTCGCGCCGCATGGCTTCGGCGATCGCTGCGGTCGCAATGGGCTGAAGGTGTTCGGCGACGCCTTTCGCCAGCAGCAGTCCCGGCTTCTGGCGGATGACCCAGCCCCTGGAGCCCTCGACCATGAGACGGAATGTCAAATACTGACTTCCGCCGGTCGATTCCTTCATGCGCACCATGCCGCCGTAGGTCCGTTGTTCCGCTTTGGTCGCGCCGGCGTCTCTCAACATCAGGCGGGTCATGTGGCCGCCCCACTTGTATTGATTCGACGACACCAGAAAGGCTTTCTTGCTCCCGATGTGGGACATATACGGCGTCTGGTGCAGCGAGGCGCTCAAGCCCTTTGACGGTGAGATGTTCGTGATCTCGCCCGATGGCCGCATGTGGCTCCCCGTCACCGAGCTCGCTTTCATCTCTTTCGCCAGTGCGTAGATGCTCGAGGGCATCGCGCTGGCCAGCGCCGTGTTTCCGGGCGTGTTTTGGCGCAGCGGTATCACGAGGAAGCGTTTTCCGTCCTTGGTTCGCCGAACCTTCGACGACGTATTCAACATCGCTTTCAGGTCGCGCGAAGGTCTGCCGTTTTCTATCTCGTAAGCGTATTTGTAGTCGCTCACGACTTCGGCTGAAAGGTCCGTCAGGTATCGAACCACGATGGACTTGATGTACGGGGATTTCTCGCCGTCCCACAGCTTCGCGTTCTTCACTGCCTCGATCCAGTTCATCTGTGCTTCTTGCGCGATCGCGCGCACGGCCTGCGCGACCATCGGAAAAATCGTTCCGTTCACCACCCTCTGGATATCGGACACGTTCGGCAGTTCCAACGAAATTTTGTAGTCCGGCATCGATGTCTCCCTTTCGTCCAAGCATAGCGTCACAACTAGGAGTCGTGACGCCAGCATAAATGGCATGACGATCACGATGGTTCAGCCGATGGCGATTGGAAACGCGCTCAAGATTTTTCTTGCGCCGTCGGCATCTGCTGTCTTGTGGCGCGTACTGCGGACTGTAGCGCTCCCCTTTGTCGACGAGAACGATCCGAACGCCTGGATTGTGTACCAAGGCAATCAGGAAAGATTTCGAATCGACGCGACGGGCCTGATGAACGGCACGCCGTACTCCTATTGCTGTTTCGAATACGACGGCACGTCGTGGACTCCCAGCGCCGTCGTCACAGCGACACCCAACGCCACCTACGACGACCAGACCACGGACGTGCTCACGGTCGTGCGCGACCGCCTCGACGTGGGCCTGCAAGTGGAAGTGGGTCGCGGAACCCTCACGCCGCAAGACGGTGCCATAGCGGTCCTGAATGCGCCGCCCGAGTTTGACGACACGCGCTGGCCTGTTGTCACCGTCCAGGTGGTGACCGATGGCAGCGGCGACCGTGCGGTGGGCGAGGCCATCTCCCTTGATGAGTTAGACCCTGCGACCGATTTGTTTATCGACGCCGAGGGGTGGTGGGCGCACGTCGAGCTCGCAGTGATCGGCTGGTCGAAAAACCCTGATGAGCGCATCGCCTTGCGCAAGGTTCTGCGCCGCCTGGTGATTGGCAACCTCGCCGTGTTCGACGCGGCTGGTCTTCTTCAGATCGGTTTCAACCAGACCGACGTCAACGAAATGTCGCAAAGCCCTCCGATCTACGCGTCCGAGGGCCGCTTCGTCTGCCTGGCGCCCGCCGCGGTGCGCAGCGAAGTCGATCAGGTCACGGATGTCACCTCGACCGCCATTCCCGATTTTCCCCATCCATAGGCGTGCTCGCCGAATAACCCGCTCCATAAGGATTGCAAATGGCAAACGAATCATCGGCGAACGCGCCCACCGCATTGGAAGAACCCAGCGCATCGGTGGCAGTGCCTGTACCTGTGCCGCACGAAATCACGCTCGAGCAGTTCGCCATTGAACTGTCACTGCGTGACAAGCGTGTGGGCTTGGTGAACGGCTTCGTGTTTGTAGAGAAGCGTGCTCGGCACTTCAAGGACGTGGAGTCGGCTTATCAGGCTCGCTACATCGCGTTCGTTACCACTCCCGCTTAAAGGACCGTCATGCCATATTTTTTCAACGGCCGCTTGTACATTTCACCGGCCACCATGTCGGCCGTGAATGACGACGCGCTGAACAACCAGAACCTCTCGGTCGGCAATGTCGCTGCCTTCGTGGGCCGCTCCTCGGGCGGTCAGCCGAGCACTGCGCTGACCTTTGGTAGCCCCGCGCAAGCCTCGGCGTCGCTCAAGACGGGCGAGCTGCTCACGGCTGTGCTGAAGGCATTCAACCCGAGCGACGAAACCGGTGGTCCGTCCGCGGTGCTCGCAGTTCGCGTGAATCCGGCGGTGCAGGCAGGGCTTACCTTGCTCGACGCCCTGGCGGCTTCCGTCATTCAGGTGTCGGCAGCAGATTGGGGCCTCTACACCAACCAGATCAAGCTGACCGTGACGGCCGGTTCAGTGCAGGGCCTGAAGGCATCGGTCGCGCTCGGCACCGCCAACTATACGCAGGACAACCTGTACGCCTCGCCGCTCGAGGTCCAGTACACCGGTGCCGCTGCATCAGCCACGCTCTCCATCAGCAATTCCACCGTAACA